GTCTGATGGGGATGGGAATCCACGCCAAGTAACAGACGGAAGCGGTAACTTTATTATTGGAGGCACAACAACAGGTTACACGAGTTCATTATCTTGTTATTACACCCCAACATCAGGTTATTGGATTAACAACCACTCAACTGGAACAGCAAGCGGTACTCGCTATCTTGGTTTTGGCATTGGAACGGCTGAAGTTGGTTCAATCACTCAAAACGGTACAACAGGTGTTTTATACAACCTGACTTCTGATTACCGTTTGAAGAACGACCAACAACCACTGACAGGCGCTAAAGATTTTGTTATGGCGTTGCAACCTAAGAAATGGCAATGGTGGGATGGTTCTGGTGAAGGTGTGGGTTTTGTTGCCCACGAATTTATGGAAGTCGCCAAGTATTCAGGCCACGGTGAAAAAGATGCCGTAGAAACCATTGAGATTAAAGATGAAGATGGCAACGTCACAGGCACAGAAGAGCGTCCTGTTTATCAATCCATCCAACCATCTAGCTCAGAGGTCATGGCTAACCTTGTGTCATTGATTCAAGAACAACAAGCCCTCATCACAACCCTGACTGACCGAATCACAGCACTGGAAACAAGATGACAGTTAATCTTTCACCCCTGGCCGGTGCCGGCTCACAGTTTTTCGACGACAGTGGCAATCCTTTGTCTGGCGGCTTGCTGTATTCATACTCAGCCGGGACGACCACGCCAGCCGCGACATACACCAGCAACACTGGATTGGTTTTAAATTCCAATCCAATCGTGCTTGACAGCGCGGGCAGACCAACAAGTCAAATTTGGCTGACCAACTTTAATGCCTACAAGTTCGTTCTTCAAAATAGCACATACGTCCAAATTTGGAGTATGGACAATATTTCCGCGATCCGCTCGGGCGGGACGCAATCATATCAAACGGCAACTTCTGGCCAAACTGTGTTCACGGGCTTGAGCTACACGACCAGCAACAACAGCATGCAAGTTTTTGTTAATGGCTTGAAAAAAGTCATTACACTACAGTACATTGAAACAAATTCAACGACGATCACTTTTCTGTCAGGATTGACGACAGGCGATATTGTTGAGTTTGTGCAGTAAACCTTACCGGCGGGGTTCACCGGGGAATCTTAGGATTCATTGACATGACTGAAGAAGTCCAAAACCTAGCGGAAGTTGACTCCGCGCCAGCACCGGAAGTGACGGCCACTCCTGAGACTGTAGAAAATGCGCCGGTAGTCGCTGATGAGCAGAAAGAGTCCCGAGTTTTTACTCAGGAAGAACTGGATGCAGCCATCGGTAAGCGGCTTGCGAGAGAACAGCGTAAGTGGGAAAGAGAGCAGACTCAAAGGCAAGCGGAAGCGCAGACTTTGAGAGCGCCAGCACACATCCCGCCGGTTGAGCAATTTGAAAGCCCCGAAGCCTATGCAGACGCATTGGCTTACAAAAAGGCCGAAGAATTGATCGCCCAGCGTGACCAAGCCAGGCAGCAATCTGAAATTCTTGAGACCTATCACGAAAAGGAAGAAGAAGCTCGGACTAAATACGATGACTTTGAACAAGTCGCGTATAACCCGAAACTTTCAATCACGACCGTGATGGCTCAGTCGATCCAAGCCTCAGAAGTTGGTCCCGAAGTAGCGTACTACCTCGGCGCAAACCCCAAGGAAGCAGATCGAATCTCCCGTCTTGCACCTATCTTACAAGCCAAAGAAATTGGACGGATTGAAGCCAAAATGGCCAACGATCCACCAGTTAAAAAGACCACGTCTGCGCCAGCACCGATTTCACCTGTTACAGCTCGATCCAGTGGATCGCCAGCCTATGACACTACGGACCCACGGTCTACCAAGACCATGACGGATTCGCAGTGGATTGAAGCTGAAAGAGCCAGACAAGTTAAAAAGTTGCAAGCACAGGCACACCGCTAATTTTTTAAAGGATTTTTTCCATGGCTAACAGTATCTTAACCATCGACATGATCACGCGCAAAGCGCTTGAGATTCTCGAAAACAACCTTGTGTTGACCCGTAACGTGAACCGTCAGTACGACGACAGCTTTGCTGTTGAAGGTGCCAAGATTGGTTCGACCCTGCGCATTCGCTTGCCCGACCGCGCTTTGGTGACCGACGGTGCCGCCTTGCAAGTGCAAGACGACAACGAACAGTTCACCACTTTGACTGTGAACAACCAAAAGCATATTGGCGTGAACTTCACTTCCGCTGAATTGACCATGCAGTTGGATGACTTCGCAGAGCGTGTGTTGAAGCCTCGTATCAGCCAGTTGGCCAGCTCCATCGACGCTGACGTTGCCAATGCATACAAGACCATTGGTAACTCTGTGGGCACTCCCGGTTCTACCCCTTCTACTTCTTTGGTGCTGTTGCAAGCCCAGCAGAAGCTGAACGAGAACGCCGCTGTGATGAGCCCCCGTTATGCCACCGTCAACCCCGCCGCTAACGCTGGTTTGGTTGAAGGCATGAAGGGTTTGTTCAACCCCACCGACACCATCAGCAAGCAGTTCAAGAACGGCATGATGGGTATGGGCGTGTTGGGCTTTGACGAGGTCAACATGTCTCAGTCAATCAAGCAGCACACCACCGGCACCCGCGCGGCTACTGGCAACACCACTGGTGCTGCCGTGACCTCTGAAGGCGCTTCCACGCTGACATTGACTGTTGGCTCTGGCGAAACCCTTGCCGTTGGCGACGTGTTCACCATTGCTGACTGCTACGCTGTGAACCCACAGACCCGTGAGTCTACCGGCTCGCTGTTTCAGTTCGTGGCTTTGGCATCAACAACTGTCACCACTACTGCTACCGTGACCGTGGCTCCGATGTACTCGGCTAACCACGCTCTGGCTACTATGCTTGCCTTGCCCGCCAACAGCAAAGCTGTTGTGTTCACCGGCACGGCCAGCACCCAGTACCCCCAGAACTTGATCTACCACAAGGACGCCATCACGTTCGCCACCGCTGACTTGTTGCTGCCCCAGGGCGTAGACATGGCTGCACGTGCCGTCCACAATGGCATCAGTTTGCGTGTGGTTCGCCAGTACGACATCAACAACGACCGTATGCCTTGCCGTATCGACGTGTTGTATGGCTACAGCACCATCCGTCCTCAGATGGCTTGCCGTCTGTGGGGTTGATCTGAAACGGGGCTTCGGCCCCTTTCTTCGTAACATCTTTTTCAAGGAAATTTATCATGGCTACTCTTCCCAATGGCGCAGGCGGTTACCAACTTGGTGACGGCAACATCTCCGAAGTTAACATTGGCGTTCAGTCTACGCCGGTCACTAAAACAGCCGCAGCCACTTTGACTGCTGCTGAATTGACCAACGGCATTATTATCTACAGCGGTGCAACCGCTTCGATAACTTTGCCTACTGTGGCTGATACTGAAGCGCTGGTTTCCAGCGCTAAAAATAACAGCTTTTTTGAGGTTAACTTTATCAACACTGGTGCAGGCACGCTCACTATCGCAGTAGGCACTGGCTGGACTTTGGTTGGTACTGTGACTTCTGCAACGCTGACTTCAGCAGCCTGGCGTGCACGCAAGACCGGCGACGGTGCTTGGACTATGTACCGTATGGCCTAAACCTAATGGGGGCTTCGGCCCCCGTCTTTAAGGAAACATCATGCCTACAAACACCAAACCAATTGGCGTTGCATACGAAGACCCACAGCTTGACGGCGCAATCATAGGTAAAACCGGCGGCACCGCTGGTTTTTACGGCACTACGCCAATCGTTCAAGCCGCCGCCATTACAGTCGTCACCAATACCGCTACTGGTACTGAACTGGCGACTGCAATTAACGCACTTCGCACTGCGCTGAAAAACATTGGCATTACTGCCTAAACCAACCAGGGGGCTAATCACCCCCTTCTTTTTATGGCCGTTATTTACATGTCTCATCCCGTCCACGGCGCAAAGGTTGCGACCATGGATCTTGAAGCGGAAGCCGATGAAAAAAATGGCTGGACGCGCTATACTCTTGACACGCCTGCTGTTGAAGAGGCGGCTCCTGTTGTAAACGAGCTGGAAGTAAAACGTAGACGTGGCCGTCCTACTGTTGAGGCGGTCGAACAAGGAGCGTAAACATGGCCACCTATACTGCTGGCGAACAGATAAATCGGGCGCTGCGATTGCTTGGCGTGTTGGCCGAAGGTGAGACGCCCGCTGCATCGGTGTCACAAGACGCTTTGATGGCGCTCGATCAAATGATCGACTCATGGAACACTGAGCGTCTATCTGTTTTTAGCACTCAAGATCAAATTTTTACTTGGCCTGCTGGTGAAATTAACCGCACCCTTGGCCCCACGGGTAATTTTGTCGGCCTGCGACCCGTTCTATTGGACGACGCCACCTACTACCGCGATCCAGGCACCAACGTGTCGTTTGGCATCAAATTCATCAATCAACAGCAGTACGATGGCATTGCGGTTAAGACGGTAACGTCCACGTATCCGCAAGTGTTGTTTATCAACATGACATATCCTGATGTTGATATGTACGTCTATCCTCGGCCCACACGGGACTTGGAATGGCACTTTATCAGCGTTGAAGAGCTAAACCGCCCCGCCAATTTGGCGACCAACATTTTGTTCCCGCCAGGGTATCTGCGTGCTTTCACGTACAACTTGGCCATGGAATTTGCGCCTGAGTTTGGCGTTGAACCAAGCCCCCAAGTGCAGCGCATTGCGATGACCAGTAAGCGCGATTTGAAGCGCATCAACAATCCTGATGACATCATGTCCATGCCGTATGCCATCGTGGCTAACCGCCAGCGCTTCAACATCTACGCTGGTAATTATTGATGAAAACGCCGATCTTAGGCTCGGCGTATGTTGCTCGCAGTGTCAATGCTGCGGACAACCGCATGGTCAATTTGTTCCCAGAAGCTGTCCCCGAAGGCGGTAAAGAACCCGGCTATTTGCAGCGCTGCCCAGGTTTGAGTTTGCTGGCCACTATTGGCACTGGCCCTATTCGCGGTCTGTGGACGTTTGGCGGGTATGGGTACGTGGTCAGCGGCAGCAAGCTGTACAAGATGGCCCCCAACTACACTACAACGCTGTTGGGCACCATCGCAAACACTGGCCCGGTCAGCATAGCTGACAACGGCATTCAGATGTTCATCGCGGCCAATGGGCCGGGCTACATCTACAACGCCAACACCAACGTGTTTGCGCAGATCACAGACATTGACTATCCCGGCGCGTTGACCGTTGGTTTCATTGATGGGTATTTCACCTTCATTGAGCCAAACAGCCAAAAACTGTGGGTCACAAGTCTGTATGACGGTCAATCTGTTGACCCCTTGGACTTTGCCAGCGCCGAAGGTGCGCCAGACAATTTGATCAGCATGATTGTGGATCACCGCGAAGTCTGGCTGTTCGGAACCAACTCGGTTGAAGTCTGGTACGACTCGGGCAACGCTGGATTCCCTTTGGAGCGCATCCAAGGCGCGTTTAACGAAATTGGTTGCGCAGCTACCTACTCGGTGGCCAAGCTCGACAACGGCGTGTTTTGGTTAGGCGCAGACGCTCGCGGCCAAGGCATTGTCTACCGGGCAAATGGCTACACGGGCACCCGTGTCAGCACCCACGCCATCGAATACGCTATTTCCACCTACAGCACCATCAGCGACGCCATTGGGTACACATACCAGCAAAATGGCCACGGCTTTTACGTGCTGGTCTTTCCCACGGCCAACGCCACTTGGGTGTACGACGTGGCCACGCAAGCCTGGCATGAACGTGCCGGCTGGGACAATGGCAACTTCATTCGTCATCGCGGCAACTGCCAGATGGCGTACAACAGCAAAATCATCATCGGCGACTATGAGAACGGCAACATCTACGCTTTTGACATAAACGTCTTTGATGATAACGGCGACACCCAAAAGTGGCTACGGTCGTGGCGGGCGCTGCCAACAGGCACAAACAACCTCAAACGCACAGCGCACCACAGTCTGCAACTTGACTGTGAATCGGGCGTTGGCTTGTTTGGCACAGGTCTTCCGATACAAACCACAATCTATTTGTTGACCGAAAATGATGATTATTTGATTACTGAAGCCGGCGATTATTTGATCGCGGACTTTATCCCTAATATTGCAACCGATCCGGAAGTCATGTTGCGTTGGTCAGATGACGGCGGTCACACTTGGTCCAATGAGCATTGGGCGTCCATGGGTCGTGTTGGCGAATACCAGCGCCGCGTGTTTTGGCGTCGTCTGGGCATGACACTCAAGCTGCGGGACCGGGTCTACGAAATCTCAGGCACAGAACCTGTGAAGATTATCATCATGGGTGCTGAGTTGCTGTTGAGCCCGACCAATGCCTGACAATGGCAACGACGACTCCCAACACTAGCCAGATACCAGCGCCTCGGGTGCCGCTTATTGACGAGCGCACGGGCTTGGTGTCGCAGCAATGGTTTCGGTGGTTCAACAATATCTACGCGCTAACCGGGTCTGGCCTTGGCATCACGCCAGTTGCCAACGGCGGCACAGGCACGGGCAACATTCCGACCAATGGTCAACTGTTGATTGGTAATGGCACTGGGTATTCACTCAGCACATTAACCGCCGGCGGCGGGGTTACGATTACCAATACGGCTGGGCACATTGAAATAACCAGCTCCGGGTTATCTAGTTTTTCAGCCGGGACTACCGGCTTTACTCCGTCCACACCGACCACGGGCGCGATAACTTTGGCCGGGACGCTGATTGCGGCCAATGGCGGCACGGGCTACGCCAGCTATGCAGTGGGCGACTTGTTGTACGCCAACACCACGACCACTTTGGCCAAGCTGGCCGACGTGGCCACCGGCAACGCTTTGATCTCTGGCGGCGTGTCAACCGCGCCGTCTTGGGGCAAAATTGGCCTGACCACGCATGTCAGTGGCACGCTGCCTATCGCCAATGGCGGCACCAATGCAACCGCTACGCCCACCGCTGGCGCCGTAGCTTACGGTTCGGGCACGGCCTACGCTTTTACGGCTGCGGGCACATCTGGCCAGGTTTTGACCAGCGCAGGCGCAGGCGTCCCGACATGGGCCACGCCAACCACGGGCACGGTAACCTCGGTGGGTTTGTCATTACCGGCCCAGTTCACCGTCACCAACTCGCCGGTCACCAGCTCGGGCACGTTGACGGCCACTTGGGCGACTCAAACAGCCAACTATGTGCTTGCCGGTCCGACAACTGGCGCGGCGGCAACGCCCACCTTTAGGGCATTAGTCGCTGGTGACATCCCTTCGCTGAGCTATGTCACCTCGGTCACCGGCACCGCGCCTGTAGTGTCATCTGGCGGTTTAACCCCAGCCATTTCAATGGCAGCGGCCAACGGCACGACCAATGGTTACCTTACATCAACCGATTGGACGACCTTCAACAACAAAGGTTCTGGCTCGGTCACCAGCGTTGCCCAGTCATTTACCGGCGGTTTGATCTCGGTTGGCGGCTCGCCCATCACAACCAGCGGAACTTTGGCTTTGACGGTGGCCGGCACAAGCGGTGGCATTCCTTACTTTTCCAGCGGCACAGCTTGGGCGTCATCTGCGGCTTTGACCCAGTATGGCGTTGTTTATGGCGGTGGAGCAGGCGCAGCCCCCGTGGCCACCGCCGCAGGCACCACAGGACAGGTTTTAACGGCCACCACGGGCGGCGCGCCTACCTGGGCAGCTCCAGCTACCAGCGGCACGGTTACAAGCGTTTCTGTGGTGTCTGCCAATGGCTTTGCGGGCACGGTAGCGACCGCTACCACCACGCCTGCCATCACCATATCGACTTCGATCACCGGCCTGCTCAAAGGCAATGGCACGGCCATCTCAGCGGCCACGTCTGGGACCGACTACGCCCCGGCGACCAGCGGCACGTCCATTCTGTACGGCAATGGCTCGGGCGGGTTCAGCAACGTGACTGTTGGGTCTGGCCTGTCTTTTTCAGCCGGTACGTTGGCGTCCACGGCCAGCACCGCATCCGCACCCATCACCAAAACCGCCGATTTCACAGTTGGCGCGGGTGAAACTTGGTTTATCAACAACAAGTCGGGATCAACTTGTACGGTGACCTTGCCAACAGCGTCAACCAATACCGGTCGGGAACTGACCTTTAAGAATTATCAGGCGCAGACTTTGGTGTCAGCGTCGAGCAATGTGGTGGCTTTGGCAGGCGGCGCAGCCGCTACGGCCATCCTTGCCGCGTCTACTGGAGATTGGGCCACACTTGTGTCAGACGGCACCAATTGGATTATCATGCAGGCTGCGGCCAACAACTGCCTGTTACTTGAATGAAGGAGCGCCGGTATGATGTTCAAAAATAGTTTTAATGCGTTAGGAGAGTGACATGGCTCAATCAATTGACAGTAAAAAATTTGGAACGCTTGACACAAGCGGAAAAGTTCCTGTTTCATTGACCGGCTTAGGTACTGACCCCGCGCTTGGGCTGGGTTTAAGTTTTAACGTAGGTGGTAAAGACTATACGTTTATCCCCGAAGATCGCATTACCCAAGGCGCTGCATCAGGTACTAATGGCGCTTTGTTTACTGGATTTCTTAATCCAACTTTACTTTCTTCTCTTAAAAACTCATCGGATTATGTTGATTTATCCGGTGTTAATTTTGGAAGTTTTGACGCTGGCAACTTTGTCACTAAAAACATGGGCGGGGCGACTAAAGGTTTTCTTGCGCCCAAAGAAGTTGTTGACCCTATTCTAGCCGCCGGGATAACAACCTATGACCCCTCATGGGCTGGCAAAGCAAGTGGAATTGGAAGTGCAAATGGAAAACCAGCATTTATACTGCCAAATGGGTATGCGGATGACAGCGGAAAAGTAACTAAAACCGAAACTAAAATTACGGGGTATACGTCTAGTGGTGGTGGCTGGCTTAATAGTTTTGTAAACAACCCTTTAGGCACCGTATCGGAAACAATAGGTAACGTTGTTAAAAGCCCTTCCCAAGCCGTTGGTGAAGCGTGGAATTCGGGCGGGCGAGATGCCGCCGCCGCAGTTGCAGCGTATTACGGAATTCCGTTGGCAGCGGAATATATGACCGGCGCAGCAGGAGCGGCAGAAGGTGCCGGCGCGCTTGCATCGCAAACAGCCGCAGAGGCTTCTTCTGCGGCCGCTGCCAGCGGCGCTGGAGCAGGGGCTACTGGTGCGGGAACTGCTACTGGTGCAGGAGCTCTTGCAGCACAAACAGCCGCAGAGGCTTCATCTGCCGTTCCTTATACCAGCGCTGGTGCGGGGGCTGCTACTGGTGCAGGAGCTCTTGCAGCGCAAACTGCGGCCGAAGGTTCTTCTGCTGTTCCCTATGCCGCTGGTGCTGGCGCGGCGGCTGCGGGCACAGTAACTCCTAGCTGGATGATGCCCGCAGCTATGGTTGGTAGTTCTTTGATTGGAGCTACTGCGGCTCAAACTGCGGCAAAAACACAAGCAGACGCTGCGGCCCAAGCCAATCAATTGCTCTATCAACAGTACTTGCAACAACGTACTGATTTAGCGCCATTCACAGGCGCAGGCATAGACGCGCAAAATAAACTGCTGACTTTTCTTGGTTTGCCCGGTGGCACAACCGGCGCAGACTATGGTAAATACGCCAAAGACTTTACCAGCGCTGACTTCTTGGCCGGTCAAGACCCTGGCTATGCTTTCAGATTGTCTGAAGGTCAAAAGGCGCTTGAGCGTTCCGCAGCGGCTCGCGGTGGGTTGCTGTCTGGCGGCGCTGGTAAAGCGCTGGCAAGCTACGGTCAGCAAATGGGCAGTCAGGAATACCAAAACGCCTACAACCGCTATCAGACCAACCGATCCAACCAGTTGGCCCCCTTGTTTAGCTTGACAGGTTCTGGTCAAGCGGCTGCGGCCAATCAAGCGGCTGCGGCGGGCAATTACGCCACGGGCGCGGCGAATAACCTCACGTCAGCAGGCGCGGCTAACGCGGCTGGCACGGTGGGGACTGCTAACGCTTTGACGAGCGGCGTAAATAATTATTTGAATTATTCTGGTCAACAAGACTTGTTAGCCGCGTATAACGCGCGCACTGCGGCGGCTAAGTCTGCCTACCCATAAGGAACGAACATGGCACTTGATCCTTCTATCGCACTGGGCGTTCGGCCTCTTGAAATCCCCAATCAACTGGCGCAGTACGGCCAGATGGCGCAGCTTGAAAGCGCGCAGAATCAAAACCAAGCCGCGCAGATGCAGATTGCGCAGATGCGCCGCGATGAAGCAACGCTTCGACAAATTCAAGCCAAGGCCGTGGAGCATGGTGGCCCAGCTGATTTAAATCAAATTGCCGATGCTTACCTCAAATCAGGCAATCCCAAGTTTGTTGAGTTTGGTATTGGTCTGCGTCAGAAATTAGACGAGCGCGATCAAGTTGCAAAGATTATGGGTATGGGCCAGCCCCCCGCTGCGGCTCCCGCCGCCGCACCGGTTGCCAACGCGCTGACCGCGCCCATGCAAGCTGGCGCGCTGGGTTCGGGCACGTTTGGTATGGCCCCTGAGCCTGTTGCCAATCGACTTGCGGCCCCTGCCGCTGCGCCTATGGCCGCGCCTGCCGCCGCGCCTATGGCCGCGCCTGCTGCTGCGCCTGGCGGGTTAAATTTAGAAACTTTGCTTGCCCAACGCAAAGCATTTATAGCTATGAATAAGCCTGAGATGGCCCGCGCTTTGGATGCGGAAATTGCGTTGGCATCTAAAGAACCTGTGTACCACAATGTCACCGGCGTGGGCTTGGTTGATCCTCGCACTGCCCGCGTTGTGGTGCCGTCGGTTGAAAAACCGCCCGCACCGCCAACAAGCGCTGCTGAATACGCGCTGGCGCAAAAAGACCCTAACTTTATGCGGTTCTTACAAGATCGCGCCGCAGCGACACGTCAGCCTGTTCAACCTTCACCGCCGGTCGCTATTGTGGGTGAAGATGGCCGTGTCAAATACGTGACTCGTGAAGAGGCTTTAGGCAAGACACCTGCAACGGCCATAGAAGGTTTATCACCAAAAGACATTCAAAAGCGCGAAGCGGTGCTTCCCCAAGCGCAACAAGCGGTTAAAACTGTTGGCAACACCATGTCGGTTATCGGCCAAACTGTTGATCGCTTGCTTGCCAACCCTGATGGGCTTAACGGCATAACGGGCACAATATATGGCCGCACCCCCGCGTTTACTGACGCGGCAAACACAGCCAACGCCGACTTGGAACAGTTAAGAAACTTGGCGTTTGTGCAAGGTCTTACTGAACTTCGCGCGGCATCTAAAACTGGCGCTGGCGTGGGTAACGTGTCTAACCGCGAAGGTGAAAGATTTGAAAATTTGAAAGCGTCTTTGGATAGAAGACAATCCAAAACCGACTTAGAAAACGCATTGCGCAGGCTAAAAGAGCAGGCTAACTTCACAACGCAAACCATGCAAGAAGCGTTTGACGAAACGTATAAGTACAAGCAAACTGCGCCAAGTGCCGCACCGCAGGGAACAGGCGGGTTCAAATACCTTGGTAAAGAAAGCACCAAATAATGGCAACCAAATACCGTGTTCAAGGCCCCGACGGTGCGGTTCACGTCTTTGAAGGCCCAGATGACGCAACCCCTGGCCAAGTAGAGGCGTTTGCGGCTCAGACTTTTGGTGGCCGCGCCGCCGCCAATGACAGCGGTATCCCCGCGCCGCGCAAAACTGGCACTGCTGCCGATCTGATTCCAGGCAACACTTATGATGTGCCTGTTTCAACCGCAGCACCAGAACGTGGGCCTGCGTCCCTCAGAGAAAAGGTGTTTGCACCTGTGGAAACAGCCGTGGGGCTTACCACTGGTGCAATCACAGCGCCCATCGTTGCGGGGGCCGAAGTACTTGGCGCGCTGACCAGCGGCAAATACGGCACAAAAGAAGGCGTTCGCATTGGCGAAGCCCAAGCCCGCCAAGTTCAGCAATTCTTTCAACCCGCACTTAGCCCAACGGCACAGGCGCAAACTGAAGCAATCGGCAACGCTTTGGCCAGCACTGGTTTGCAAGGCGTTCCACTCAACGTGCTAGGTGACTTGTCCCGGGCAGTTAGCGCAGGCACTCGCGCCGCCGCGCCTATGGTCAAGGCACCAATACAAGCGCGCCAGCAGCGCATTCAAACTGAGCGCGTGCGCGAAAGCGAAATGAATGCGCCGCGCATTGATGCGGCCAAAGATGCGTTTGACATGGGTTTGTCGTTAAACCCGTCGCTGTCCAATCCCAGCGCTGCCAATCGTATGCGTGCTGCTGCGGTGGGGTCAACGGCGCTGGACAGCAATTTATCCAAGCTCAATCTACCTAAGATTGCCGCGCGGGCTAGAGAAGACATGGGCTTGCCAGAAACCATGAAACTCGATGCAAAAGCGTTTGATACAGCGTTGGAAGCGCCGACAATCAGTGTGCCGTACGACAAGGTCAGAGCAATTCCTCGCGTAACCGCCAACGCTGCGGTATTGGACGATCTTGACAACTTGCGTGTCGCGCCCACCATTGGCGACATGGGCCAAGCTAATGCCGTCAATACATTCTTGGACGCAGCTAAACAGCAACTCCAAGCTGGCGCGGATGGCAAAATCATTGTGGACAGCATTCGCCAGCGTCGCCGAGATGCGCAAGCAATCTACAACCAACAATCAGCCGGTATCAACCCACCGTCACCCGAAGCAATAGCCCGCGCGGATGCAAGCATGGGAATAGCAAATGCGTTGGAAAAAGCAGTTGAAAACAGCATTACCGATCCTCGGCTGTTGACCGAATTTCAAAACGCGCGCTCATTGGCCGCACGAATTTACGACTACCGCCGCGCCACCAACTTGGCCACCGGCGTGGTTGACCCGCAAGCGTTGGCCAAATTGGCTGCTGAGGGCAAACCCTTGTCGGGAAATGCCGCAAAGATTGCAAACGCTGCGGCCAACTTCCCCGAAAATTTGCAAGGCGGCGTAGTTCGCGAGCCAACATTTAGAGAAAAACTTACCCGGTCTAGCGCGGGCGGTACTGCGGGCGCGCTTATCGGTTCTATAGGTGGTTTGCCTGGTGCAATTATTGGTGGTGGGGTAGGCGCGGCGGCGGGCAATATTGGGGCTGGAATGGCCGCACGTAGCATGGCCAAGCCAGGGTTTCAAAAGTCTACGGCGATGCCGCCAGACTATCGGCCCATTCCGTCAGGGCTGACGCCTGCTGAAATCAACTACGGCCCCAACCAACTTGTGCCATACAACTACGGGCAGCAAGCGTTTACGCCGCCTAATTTTGTAATGACGCCCGAGCGCTATGGCCCACAAGTCACGCCAAGCGCGCCAAACATGGCCCGCGCGTTGCCCGCGCCCAGTGCGGAAGGCACTATGGGTACCTTACGTGCGGAAGACGTTCGCCGCGCTGCGTTGTCTCGCACGCTGGGCCAGCAAGCGGAAGCGCAACAATCAGCGGCTGAAGCGGCTGCGCGCCGCCCCGCCGGCGGTGAAGTCATCCTTGACTTCGACCCCATCACCGGGCGCTACCGCGAAGCCAGCCAAGGCATTAAAGGCGCAACGCCTGAGACATTCCAGAAGCTGTCGGCGTTGGATGACGCAGCCAAAAAAGTTACTGAAGGCAAACTGTTCGATTTGACCGCAACCGAAAAGGTTGCGTGGGACAAAGCCAAGGTTGATTTTGCTGAAGTCGCCCCAGGGTTTAAGTCACTTACCGACAAGGCCATCGCCCAGAAGATGATGGATCGCGCTTGGATTCAAGACACAATTACCAAAGCCCGTGAAAAGGCCGCGATGTTTGACGACATCTCTAAGCGCGTGGCGGGTGAGCAGGCCAAGCGCGACGCGGCCATCAAACGCGATCAGATGCTTGACGTGCTGGCAACGCTCGAGGAGCGCTTGCGCGCGGAGCGTCCTGACGTGTCTGGCAAGCAGCAAGGCCCAAAGACCCGCGCAGCTAAACGTAACGCTTTGGCCCCTGACAACCAAAACAACTTGGCGCCGCCCTACATTGAAATTCGCGGCGTTGGATCAACAGGCAAATGATGGACTATCAAGTACTCTTCAACATCGCCGTGGCCATCGCCGGGTTCTTCGGCGGGTGGACGCTCAACCGCATCTACATCGCCATCGACCGGCTCGACGGCGACGTGCGGTCCATGCCCCACGACTACGTGAGCCGCGACGACTACAAGGCCGACATCCGCGAGATGCGCGACTTGCTGGGCAAGATTTTCGACAAGCTTGACAACAAGGCTGACAAGTGAGGTGGACCCGCTAACTCTGCTGGCGTTAGCAAATTCATGCGTGGCGGCAATTCGCAAAGGGTGCGACCTTTACAAAGAAGTTAAGGGGACCGTCGCCGAGGCTAAAAAGACGGCCAAAGAAGTCCAAGCAATAGCAGAAGAAGTCGGAGGTTTTTTTGGATTCTTCAAACGAAAGAAACCCGCCGCTGCAACTGCGCCCAAGCCGAAAAAGGATGACGCCCCAGTTTGGGATGAACATGCGGTTGTGGCTGACCTGGCGTCGAATCTTGGCCAGTTCTTCAAGGTTCAACAGCAGCTTGCAGACCACATTCGTGAAGAAGAGGAAAAGTCTAAAACTGTTTATGACCCAAGTCAAAATATCATGGAGGCGGCGCTAAACCGGGAGCTGGCTAAAACACAGTTTGAAAAGCTGGCGAAAGAAATTCGTGAGATCATGGTGTATCAAAGCCCGCCAGAACTGGGCAACTTGTATACACGGGTCAATAAGATGCGGGTGCAGATTATTGAGGAACAAGAGCAAGCGCGGCTGGCGCAAGAAGCGCGTGAACGGGAAGTTGCATGGCAACGCAGAAGGGTAATAAGCGCGATACAGGACAAAGCTATTTACGCCGTAGTCTGTATAGCGTTTCTGCTTTACCTGACCCTGTTCTTCAGCCTACTGATATTGGATCGGAAGGTAAGATGGGGTTTTTAATCGCGCTGATTGCCATGGTCTTGGTGTTTCTGTTGATGCTTCCTTTGATTGGCAGCATCTACTACGACACGTTGGCCACGCAAAAAGAAAGCAAAGCCCAGATCGAGCGCATGGAGCGCTTGCGTAAACAACTTGAAGACGAAAGGAAGAAAAATGTTAACCCTGTTCTCGAGCCTCATCAGTTTCCTGATGGGGGGACTCCCAAAAATCCTTGAGCTTTTCCAAGACCACGCCGACAAGAAGCATGAGCTTGCCCTTGCCGCCATGCAAACCGAGCGGGAACTGACCCTCAAAAAGGCTGGCCTAGAAGCGCAAGAGCGCATAGAACACATCCAGACTGAGCAGATTCAGATCAACGCAGATGTGACCAACGCCCAGACGGCCATGCAGGAGCGCCAGGCGCTCTATGCGCACGATATTGCGCTGGGCCAAGGGGCAAGTACTTGGGTCATCAATATGCGCGCAGCGACCCGCTCAGTCATCACCTACGGCATGTTCCTAATGTTCATGTTTGTTGAGGTGTTTGGCTTCTACTACGCATGGCACACGGATGTGGCCTTTACCGTGGCGCTGGACCAGCTTTGGGACGATGAAACGCAAATCATTTGGTCTTGCATTGTGTCGTTCTGGTTTGGCGGTCAGGCGTTTGCCAAGAAATGAACGTCAGCCAAGAGGCCATCAAGGTCATTTGCCACCACGAAGGCATCAGGTACAAACCGTACCGATGCCCAGCGCGGCTTTGGACTGTCGGCGTGGGCCACGTTTTGTACCCCGAACAGGGCAAGCTACCCATAGACCAGCGTGATGGGTTCGCCTTGCGCCCGCAAGACAACCGGGCTTTTTCAAAGGATGAAGTAGATGCAATCCTTAAATTCGACTTGCAGCGCTTTGAACGCGGCGTGCTTTCTTTTTGCCTTGTCGTTCTTTCACAAGGCATGTTTGACGGCCTTGTTAGTTTTAGTTTCAACGTCGGTTTGGGAACACTCCAGCGTTCAACGCTTCGTCAAAAGCTGCTTCGCGGCGATAAAGCGGGCGCTGGCGAGGAATTTTTAAAGTACACCAAAGGCGGCGGCAAAGTCTTGCCGGGTCTTGTCAAACGCCGGCAAGATGAACGGGCGCTATTCCTCAGTCCATAGCAGAATCTGAACGAATAGCCACCCAGCCATGATCGTGATGGCCGCGCCCAAACACAGGATTAAAAACAATCCAATCATGTGTTCTCCTTTGGTGGTGTCCACCCTAGTGCGGTTGCAATGCGGATTGCCGCAGATTTGTCAATCACAGGCTCTGTGCGCTGTGCTGGTTCGTTGTGCATCATTCCAAAAAAATCTTTATTGTCAAACCAACGAACAGCGGCCATATCGCTGATGCACTTTTTGCCATCACCATTTGTGAGAACAAAACCAGTGATGTTGTACTTTTGCGCGTCGATGATTCCGTTTGTTTTGAAGTGAGTGAGTCGATTTACTTGGCTGAGGTCAAGCGCCACAGGCTCTTGCTCTGTGCGCTGTGGTGGGTGGGTGTAGAGGGCAACCCATTCCCATCCATTTGCGGCTATTGTTGGCTTTTCACAAGTCACACTGTCAGGGTCAAAGTCATCGCATTGCATATCTTTTTCAATCCACGCCACAGGCTCTTGCTCTGGCTGTGCCAATGCTTCTTTAATGGCTGTGATGGCTTCATCTTCGTTAAAAGTTGTTGGCTCTTCATGCTCTGCCAATGCTTCTTTCATTGAATTCAACGCATCAAGCGCCAGCTTAAATAGTTCTTTGTCAGTCATTTTTTCATTCCTCTGATGTCAATTTCTTCGTGTGTCATTTGCGCCCCTGTGCCAAGATTGTGCAGATAGCCGTTTCTGCGTGGCTGTTCACGCCGTCCAGCGCACAGGCCGTGACCATAGGGTCTGCGCCGTTGCTCACGGCCTTCTCCCACTTATCCCGCTTGCCATGGGCGTTGATGGTGACGCACACCATAAGCGTTATAAAGAACGCCAGCACCATGGCCCAAGCGCACAACCAAAATTTCTGATCATTGTCCATTTTTCTTCTCCAGTTCTTTCCATGCCTCTTCCTCGGCGTCGTCAATTTGTACTTTGCGCCAGCCAGAGCGCTTCTGGCAAGCCTGTTTGCATTCGTGCAAACACAGCGCCTCTTGTGGGTAGGTGCAGTCCTGTGGGTCTTTCATTTCAGTAACTCCCGGTATGCGTTGATGGCGTCTTTCAAATCGTTTTGCAAGTGCTGGATGCGGTCGTCTTGCTCTTGCATCTTGGCGTAGGCTTCAGCAGCAAATTTGGCCAGGTTCTCTTGGCTCCATGTGTCAAATGCGGGCATCGCGTTGCTCCTTGAGACTTTGCGAGAGCTGCTGGCGCAGCCACTTGACGCCGCCCAAGCGCTTCCACTCGGCGTAATGCGCCGGGATCAACCGGGCGCTGACGGTCTTGGTCACGTCGGTTATTTCACTCTTTGGTCTGGGCATGGCTTACCTCACCCGGCGCAACGGTTTGGGTTCGATAAACTTCTCGGGCGGGGGCGGGGGCAGGCTCGCGCTGGGTGCTACCCAGCCTTGCTTGCGCCAAGTCGCCTGCACGTCAGCGCCTGTCGTCCACTTGTAACGTGGGTGGTCTACATTTATCCATGGTCGGGTGACCTTGGTGCCGGGGGGTGGTGTCCAATCGCTCATGGTCGTCTTGCCTCCTGTAAGATTTCAATCCGCTCGCGGGATGCCCGCAAGGCCGTGTAACGCTGGTGCAGCCGCTCCAGCACAGACACTCGTTTGCCTGACCGTCGTTCGGCCAGCAGCATCTCAAGCACCTTGGCTTCATCCAAAGTCTTGAGTTCAGCGTTCAGTTTTCGCCAAGTGATTTCCAATTTTTGCCTCCAGTTTAGCTATCAAATCAAGTGTGCGTCGTAACGTCCGCTCGGCAGCATTGGCGTCTTTGCGGTGAATTTTTAATATGGATCGCGCCGCTTTGAGTTGCGCCTTCCACAGGTCTAGTCGTTTCATTTCAAACTCTCCATGGCAATCTCCGACACCGCCCGCTTGTCATGCAAGGCGGCAAAAATTTTCTCGTCAATCGTTTTGTTGGTCAGCATCACGTAGCACCACACAGCGTGCGCTTGCCCCGAGCGGTGCAAACGACCAATGACTTGTTCGTATAACTCCAGACTCCACGGCAGGGACAGAAACACCATGTGACACCCGCCGTGCTGTAGGTTGAGCCCGTGACCGGCTGACTTGGGGTGGACGGCCAGTAGCCTGACTTGTCCAGCATTCCATCGCTCGATGGCTCGGTCGTCATCAAGAGTCGTGGGGTTGAAGCGGCGCTTGAGTTCGGCGAGCTCTTCTTGGTACTGGTAAACAATGATGGTATTTGCGTGCTGGTTCTCATCAAGCAATTCCTCCAAGCGGTCAAATTTGTGTGGGCTAAACCACACCGGCGTCTGTGTGACAATGAATCTACCGGGTGTTTCGGAGGCTTGCTTTCGCGTGTCGTACACAAACCCGCTGGCCATTTGTTGCAGCTTGCCGGTCACGACACCCCCGTTGGCCGCAATGGCCTTGGCGTCGGGGAACTCCACCACGAAGTCGGCCTTCATCTTTTCATACGGCTTGCGGTCGATCAAGTCGCAGCGCACCTCGACAACGTGCAGCGGGGGCAGCTTGTCCTTGTACTCGCCTGGCTCCAATACAAACGTCGCCGGCTTGATCTTTTCCATGACCTTGGCCAACGACCCAACCCGTGGCGCCCACTCGCCAAACTCCTTGTTGATCAACACAAAATACTGCTGCATGAACGCGCCTTTGGAGCGGCCCAGCAGACTCAGGTCAATGATCTTGCACTGGCCGAAGACGTCCTCTAAGCCGTTGCTGGTGAAGCTGCCGGTCAAGCCCCAGCGAATGGGCACGTTTTTGATGATCTTGTCAAACGCTTTGAAGCGTGCGCCTGATGGGTTCTTGAGCTTGGTCAGCTCATCAAACACCAAGCCGTCCACAGGCAGGCCGTCATCTGTTACGCCACATACATCGGCCAACCATTGCAAGTTGTCGTAGTTGATGACGATGACATTGGCGTCGCTGTTAAACGCGTCGTTGCGCTGCTTGGGTGTGCCCACCGCAATGGCCAGCTTCAAGTGCTTGCTCCACTTGGCGGCTTCGATGGGCCACACGTCGGTACAAACGCGCTTGGGCGCAACCACCAACCAGCGCTTGACGTGGCCGTCTTTGATCATGGCGTCCATGGCCGTCAGCGTGATCGCTGTCTTGCCAGCACCCACCGGGGCCAGCACCATGGCGCGGTCGTGCTCAAACAAGAAGTCAGCGGCCTGCTCTTGATACGGTCGTAACGAAACCATCAATTTGTTCCTTGGTCCATAAACACGCATAGCGCTGATTCAGCAACGCCATGTCCGACATAAAAATTTTCTGCAACTCACTCAGCCTGCCACCCTTGGTCTTCAACTCCACAAACCATGTGCTGCCATCAGGCAAACAAGCGATCCTGTCAGCCACACCTTTGCGCCCCGGTGACGTGAACTTCCACGTCTTGCCGCCCATGCGCTCCACAGTCCAGACAAAGTATTTTTCAATTTCTTTTTCAAGCATGTCAAAAAGTTTAGCACACTTTTATTTTTTGTGCTACAGTCAAGGCTCATTAACTAAAGGAGAGTCCACATGGAACTAAAAATCACCACCAAAGAAGCAGAGCAAATTCTGTTGGAATGGGCGCAAGCCAGATTCCCAGATGCCTTCAATTCAGTAGAGATCAAAACCTACACTTACAGCGGCGAAATTAAATTCACAAAAGAGGAAACACCAGATGCAGCACAGTAACATCGTCGGCGGCTCGACCGCCAAGCGCGTCATCAACTGCCCAGGCTCCGTGGCCTTGGTGCAAAAGATGCCGCCCCAGCCCAGCAACAAATACGCCGATGAGGGCACGCTGTTGCACAACGTCATCGCTGACATCGTGATGAGCGACAACCCGCCCGAGCACTACCTGGGCACCAAGTACGAAGACCAAGTGCTGACGCAAGAGTTGATCGACAACAAGCTCAAAGTGGCGATGGCCGCGCTCGATGAGATTGACCCAACTAAGGAGATGGAAATTGAAGCTGAAACACGCGTTGGCTTTGGTGATTTACTTCCCGGTGTTTTTGGCTCTACTGATCTCATCGGTCGCGTGGGCAACCGTGCAATTGTGCTGGATTGGAAGTTCGGCGATGGTGTCGCGGTGGAAGTCGAAGAGAACCCGCAGTTGATGTTCTACGCCGCTGCATCCATGCGCACTGAGGCCGCCAAGTGGGCGTTTGATGGCGTCGATGAGATCGAGTGCGTAATCGTGCAGCCGCCCCAAGTCAAGCGCTGGGTGACCACGCCAAAGCGCATTGCTGAGTTTGAATTGCAGTTGGTGCAGGCGGTCAAGCTGGCCCAGCAGCCAGACGCCCAACTCAAGACCGGCGACCATTGCCGCTGGTGCGCAGCCAAGCCCATCTGCCCACAGATGACCGGCGCTGTTGACCGGGCCTTGAAAACGTCGATCGACGCATTGGATGCGCCCCAGATCAGCGCGTATCTGAAGAACGCCGACATGCTGGAGCAGTGGATCAGTGACCTGCGCGCGCTGGCCCTTCAAATGCTGGACAGCGGTGCTAAACTGCCTGATTACAAGTTGGTGGCCAAGCGTGCCATCAGACAGTGGACTGACGAAGACAAGGCCAAAGTCGCCCTGTTTGCGTTCGGTCTCACAGAATCTGAGGTGATGGAGACTTCTATCATTTCACCGGCCAAGGCTGAGAAGGCGCTCAAAAAGCGCAAGCAAGCCCTGCCCGATGATTTGGTCGTCGCCGTCAGTTCGGGTACCACCATCGCGTCTGAGAGTGATCCCAGGCCGGCGGTGATTCAAATCGGGAAGCAACTCACTGCTGCCCTTTCTAAACTTCAATAAGGAACAGAAATGTCCAATTTAGTAGCGTTCTCTCAGGCGGGCTTGCCCGCAGTCTCCACCCTCTCAACCGCTTTGCGCGCGATCCAAGCAGACGTGGGCCCAGCCGGTACAGTTATCCTCAAAATGGATAAAACTGGCCATTGGGTCTTCGGTGCCGATCAGACCGAAGTGGAAGACGACTCCACTTGGGCCATCAACCCCTTCAGCTTTGTCCACGGCTTTATCGCCTGGGGCGACGGCGAAGTGCTGGCCGAGAAAATGGCGTCGGTGTCCCAACCGCTGCCCGAGCTTGATGAAGCGCCCCCCGGCGCAAAAAAAGGCTGGGAGACACAAGTGGGCATGAGCCTCAAGTGTGTCAGCGGCGACGACAAGGGCATGGAAGCGCGGTACACCACCACGTCAGTGGGCGGCAAACGCGCTGTGCAGACCTTGGCTGTGCTATTGGCTGAACAGGTCGAAAAGGACCAAGCCAAGCCAGTAGCAATTGTGCGCCTCAAAAAGGATCACTACGCCCACAAGTCCTACGGCAAAATCTTCACCCCGGTGTTTGAGGTTGTCGAATGGGTCAGCATGGATGGTGAACCCGAAGCCCCCAAGGCTGAAGAAGCACCAGCCGCGCCCGCTGGCCGTCGTCGTCGGTCTGCCTGATTGAAATAGGGGCGGCACTGGGGAGCTGCTTGACGCTGTGGGACATGTTCCTTCTTTATGTGCCCTTTAAGTCGCCCCGCCTTTCTATGCTTTTTTTAGATTTCGAGACAAGATCACGCTGCGACCTAAAAGCCGCAGGCGTTTACAACTACGCTCAAGATGCAAGCACCGAAGTGCTGTGCATGTCCTACGCATACAAGGACGAAGACGTCCAAACATGGACGCCCGACCAACCATTTCCCCGTTGGGTTGCAGAATACAAAGGCCCGATCTACGCCCACAACGCAGCGTTTGAGCGCCTGATCTTCTGGTATGTCTTGCAGATAAATTTTGAGTTAACACAGTTCTACTGCACCGCCACCCAAGCCCGCGCCAACTGCGCGCCGGGTTCGCTTGAAGATGTGGGGCGCTTTGCTGGCGCGTCCATGAAGAAAGACCATCGCGGCTCGCAGTTGATCCGCTTGCTCTCAATCCCCCAGGCCGATGGAACTTTTAGGCAAGACCCGGTTCTGATGGCCGAGATGGTGGCCTACTGCGAGCAAGACGTCCGGGCCATGCGCTCGATCAGCAAGGCGCTGCGGCCACTGTCAGAGGATGAACTGCTCGACTACCACATCAACGAACGCATCAACGACCGGGGCGTCTTGGTCGATGTGCCCTTGTGCAAAGCGGCTATCAAGTACGCCAGCGATGAGTTGGTCGAGATCGAGCAAATTGTGGCCGAGGTCACCGAGGGCGCGATCACCAGCGTGCGCTCCCCCAAAATGCGCCAGTGGGTCATCGAGCGTGTGGGCCCGCAAGCCCTCAAGCTCATGGAAACCTACAAAGACGGCGAGATGAAGTACAGCATTGACAAGACTGTCAGGGCCAATTTATTAAACTGTGAGGATGTCCCACCCCATGTTCAAGAAGTCATCCAGTGCGCCGACGACCTCTGGGCGTCGTCGGTTGCGAAATTCAGCCGACTCGCGCAGCTTGCCGATGTGGAAGATCAGAGAGTACGAGGCGCGTTTGTCTTTGCTGGAGGCTCGGCTACAGGCCGTGCTTCTAGCTACGGCGCCCAGGTTCACAATTTCACCCGTAAATGTGCGGCAGACCCTGAAGCCACCCGCACAGCAATGGTCAGGGGACACGCCATCGTCCCAAGATATGGCAAGCGGGTCACCGACGTCCTCAAAGGAATGCTCAGACCCGCGCTTGTGCCTGCGCCGGGTAAGCATTTGGTCGTGGCTGACTGGGCCGCTATCGAGGCCCGCGCCAACCCTTGGTTGTCCAACTGCCCCGCAGGCGAGGCCAAGTTGACCATCTTTGCCAAGGGCGAGGACGTGTACAAGGTCAACGCCGCTGCCACCTTTGGCGTGGTCGTTGCCGATGTCACCAAGGATCAGCGCCAGATCGGCAAGGTGCAAGAACTCGCCTGCGGCTTTGCCGGCGGCGTTGGTGCCTTCGCTGCCATGGGCCGGGCGTATGGCGTGCAACTGACCGAGTTTGAGGCCAAGCGCATGGTTGACGCATGGCGACGCGCCAATCCATGGTCTGTCCCCTACTGGCAGCAGCTCGAAGAAGCCTATACCCGAGCAATGAGAAACAAAGGTTTTGAGTTCAGCGCGGGCCGGGTCACCTATATGTTCGACGGCCAGCATCTCTGGTACGCTCTGCCCTCTGGTCGGGTGCTGTGCTACCCATTTGCCAAGCTGGACGCCGATGGTGTGACCTACGCCAAGGCCGCTTGGAAACCAGCAGCAGACGCAAAAGAATGGCCGCGTGCAAGGCTTTGGCGTGGGCTTGCGTGTGAAAATATCACCCAAGCCACCGCCAATGACTTGCTGCGCCATACGCTGCGCCAGCTTGATGACGTGGTGCTCCACGTCCATGACGAGGTGGTGCTAGAGACCGACCGGCCAGAAGAAATGGCCGTGCGATTGAAAGAGGTGATGTGTACGCCGCCCGAGTGGGCCAAGGGCTTGCCCCTTGACGCAGAGGTGGCGATCATGTCGGTATACGGCAAATAAAAAGCCCGCTGGCAGGCGGGCTCTTAAAGGAGAAACAAGTTGGAATTCCTGGAATTTATCACAAAATTAGCCCCAAGTGGCGAGACAGCGCTGATTGTCAGGCAAAAACCACAGTTGAAAGACGGCGAGATACAGCTCCACGCCGATGGGGCGGTCAAATGCACCTGGCCGGCATTTCTGCCCGACCCCAAGCGCATCAAAGCGGATCAAGCCTGGTACGGCAACACGGCCAGCTTTGTCATCGACCGCTTTGAGACCGGGCGTGTGTCAGCGTCCGCAGCGAACTGCGAATACATCCTGGTGATGATGCTGGACGACATTGGCACCAAGTCCAAGACCCCACCGCTTGACCCGACTTGGATCATGGAGACGTCCCCCGGCTCGTTCCAGTGGGGCTACGCCTTCAGCGATCAGCCGACCAAGGCCGAGTTCAGCGCGGCCATCAAGGCCATCGCCGAGGCGGGCTACACCGACCCCGGCGCTTGCAACCCGGTGCGCAACTTCCGACTGCCTGGTAGCGTCAACTTGAAACCCGGCCGCGACAACTTCGCCGCGCGCCTGGTGGAGTTTGATTCAAACAGAGAATACACACTAGGTGACATTTGCGCCGCCTTGGGTGTCACACCAGTGGAGCCCGACTCGCTCACCTTGCGCCCGATCCGCATCTCAGATGATGGCGCTGATGACGTGATGGCGTGGCTTTCTGGCCAGGGTTTGCTGCTCTCCAAGCCCAATGGCGAGGGCTGGGCGGGCGTCATCTGCCCCAATGGTGCCGAGCACACAGACGGCAACCCAGAGGGGCGCTATATGCCCGCAAACCGCGCCTATTGCTGCCTGCACTCGCATTGCGTTGACTTCGACTCCCGCGCCTTTTTGACGTGGGTGGCCGACCAAGGTGGCCCCGCCCACACCCCCGGCTTGCGTGATGAACTGCTAACTCAGGCCATGGAGTCTGTGCGCGCCAAACTGACCCCCACCGCCGATTACCCCGATGAGGCCGCGCGCGTCATCGCCGAGGTGGAGCGCAAAGAGCTGGGCCGCGTTGAAAAGGCCGACTGGTATGTGCGGTTTGCTTACGTCCAGACCGATGATGCGTTTTTCGATATGCAAGACCGGCGCGAATTACCGCGCAGCACGTTTAACGCCTTGTTTCGCCACATTGATTGCAAGTCCATACACAACACCAAGCGCCGCATCGAGGCCGCTACATCATTCGATGAAAACCGCCAGGCCAAAGGCGCTCAGTCACTGGTTGGCATCACCTACGCTGCCGGCGAGTCGGTCCTAGTCGCCCGCGATGGTTTGGTCTACGGCAACCGCTGGCGCGATGCCCGACCGGAGCCCAAGGCTGGCGACGTGTCCCCGTGGCTCGCCCACGTCGAGCGCATGGTGCCCGAGCGCTTCGAGCGCGAGCATTTGCTCAACGCCTTGGCCCACAAGGTCCAATTTCCCACCCATAAGATCAACCATGCGATCCTTTTGGGTGGCAACCATGGATCGGGCAAAGATACCCTCTTTGCCCCGTTCTTTTGGGCCATCGGTGGACCGGCCAAAAACAACTGCTCGCTGGTCAAAAACGAAGATCTTAACTCTCAGTGGGGCTACGCGCTGGAGTGCGAAGTGATGGAAATCGCCGAGCTACGCCAGGCCGAGGCCCGGGACCGCCGCGCGCTTGAGAACACGTTAAAACCCATCATCGCCGCGCCCCCTGAGCTGCTCATGGTCAACCGCAAAGGCTTGCACCCCTACTATGCGCTCAACCGCGTGTTTGTCGTTGCGTTTTCCAATGAGCGTGTGGCCATCTCGCTGCCCTCAGAGGATCGCCGCTGGTTCGTCCTATGGGCCGACGCGGCCAAGCTGCCAGAGGCTCAGGCGGTGAGCTTGTGGAACTGGTACCAGCACCGGGACGGGTTTGCCGCCGTGGCCCATTACCTCCACACCCGGGACGTGAGCGCGTGGAACCCTAACGCGCCGCCCCCGATGACCGAGGCCAAGGCCATCATGGTCGAGCATGGCATGAGCGGCGCTGAATCATTTTTGGTTGACCTCATGCGCCGCCGCTCGGGTGAATTCTCGCGTGGGGTCTGCGGTGGCCCCTTTTATGGGCTTTGCGACCGGCTGCAAGGCATCGCCCCCACGGGCACCAAGGTCGTCCAGGCCGCGTTGTTGCACGCTTTCAAAGAGGCGGGTTGGATTGACATGGGCCGCATCAAGTCACGCGACCATGACACGAAGAAGCACGTTTTCTGCGCCCCTGAGTTGGGAGAGTATTCGCGCAGCGACTTGCGCCGCATGGTAGAACCGACATAAGACAGTGCCCCCGCCTACGGCGTGGACACAAAAAAAGGGCCCCGCGAGGGGCCCTGTGAGGGTTGGCAACTGCTAGAGGTCCAGCAGCAGCGCCAGTATAGCGGCCAATATGACCGCGCAGATCAACGCCATGCTGCCACCAATGGCGCGGCATTATACGCAGGGGCCGGGCAGGCCACCGTAAAGAGCCCCGCGCCCCGCTTAATGCGCCCCCATGCGTCTTTTCGGTTTTGGTTCACCAGCTCGCCGCGTTTGACGGCCCCGTAGACTTGATCGCGGGTGAACCCCTCCGCTTCGATCTCCACCATGGTGCGCGGCGTCTCGCAGAAATCAATTAGGGTCATGGCGCGCCCCCTTATATTCGGCCCATTCGGCCGGCGTCATGGCATAGGCGCCCGGCGTGGGTGTGGCGCGCTGCGCCCCATTGGGCTCGCGTGTGTGGACCACCACCCGGCCGCTGGCCAGCGTAACCGGCCCGGCCGGCGGTGCATAGCGGCGCAGAATGTCATCAAATATTGGGTGCAACATGGCCACCCCCCTTCACAAATGCCCGGGCCGCTGCCCGGGTGCGGAAACACCCTTGCAGATAATCGCCGCGCCACACTTGCCACGGCCGGGGGTTGGACCCCCCAGGGTGCCCCCACAATAAATTAATTATCCTCATGGTATGCATCCTCTCCGCTGGCCACGGTTAACGTGGTGCTCAGGGGCTGCCAGCCCCACGCGGTAAGGTTCTTTTTCGCGTTCAATCGCTCGTATTCGGCCACGTATTCGGCCGTTGACATGATCGCCCCCATGACCGGGTATTGGCGCGACTCTGCCCCCTTCGATTTCAATTTGCGATGTTTACCGGTGCATTTAGCGTGGTGCGCCATGATGTCGTCGCGCATGGTGACGTATAGGGTTTTCCCTAGTTTAATCGTTTGCATGGTGTTGTCCTTCATTTAACTAGAACGTCAAAATAGGCCAGCGCGCACACAGTGAGCGCGGCCGCGATGATCAAGGCTGCGAAAATGTCTTTCATAAGTTCCCCAAAAAAAAGTGGTCAAAGTCAAAAACGGCCACATAGAACCCGCGTGGGCTTGCGTGGACCTCATAGCGCCATGCGTCGGCATCTTGCATGGCCAGGGTGTCGGCCAGCGCTTGCGCGGCCCCTTTGGTGGTGTAGTACGTCATATGGTGCAACACCCACAGCATGGGGCATCTTCGCACCGGCCGCGCGCGTTGCGCGTAAACGTGGCCGGTCCATGCTCACCCATAAACGTGACCGTATTGAAAACCGGGGCCAGCGTAACGCGTTTGCTTTTCGGATCATAGTAGATCAACGCGCCCGGTTTAATGGCCGCGCCGGTGGCCGCGCACCGGCCGGGATAGCGCGCGCGCATGGTTTTAATGGTCATATATCACCCCATTGGCCATAATTTTTGTGAGGTTCGCGCCGGGCACGTGGCGCACGGTGCCCCCATCTTCGTGTGGTGCCCACGTGCCCGCAAAATCGACGGCCACCACCGGCCCATCGATGGCCACCACGTGGCCGCGCGCGTCGGCCGTGGGTTTATCGTGCCCCAAGCGTTTGACCACGTGGCGCGCAAATGCCACATGGTCCCCTACGTTAAATTTTAGTGTTTTCATGCTTTAACCCCTTTTACAAATTTGTGCATCGCCCTGGGCCATGCGGCCAGCCAGCACGGCCAGCCCCTTGATCAACGCGCTGGCGCGCACGCGCTCAGTGACGCCGATTCCCTTATTGACTGTGAACCACCCATGCGGATCAACGGTTACAGTAGCTGGCCGACCCTTGACGGCCAGCCATGCGGCCGCATAAGCGCTGGCCAAATTTGTTTTGTCGATGATGTCCATAATTTACCTTTCGAGGTTATAGCGTGCACCAATGCGCGCCCCGATGCGGCCAGTGACGGCCACATAAGGTCAGGCATTGACAATCGAGATAACCCGGCGCGCGTGCCCGGCCGCGTGGTCCGCGATCACAATATCGCGCGCAGCGATTGACGTGCCCGAACACAATGTGCATTTGGCACATGTGGACCGGCGCCCGCCTTCGGCGCTGGCCGGACAAACCGCTTCGCCTGGCTGCACGTCAACACCCACGGAAACCCGAAAAACGCGCATGCCTAAAAGGTTTGCTTTGGCCGCTTGATCGATATTGTCCGCGCTGGCCATGACAAGCGGCGCCCATGCGGCCACGTCAAAATCAGGCCGGTCCCATTGGTGCGAATAACCGCGCGTGCCCGCAGCGTACCGGGTTATTTGGGTCCACATGCGCACCGGCGCAGCGAAAGGGTCGCCATACGTGCCGATTCGCACGACCTTATCGGCCAGCGCGCGCGCGATTGTGGCCGGGTCCGCTTTCACGTAGCGGCCGCGTTTATATGCGTGATAAACCGATTGAACCGATTTTCCTACCTGCACGTAGCATGGCGGTTCTTCGCTTTCGCCGGTTTTAATGAGATATGGCCGGTGGCCACAATCGCCGCATATGGACTCATCCGCGCCGGACTGCAGCGCGGCCATGGGCGCGATATCGGACCGGATGATGAAGGTTTGCACAATCGCGCCGGTTTTATCATTTTTGCTGGCCGTGTGGACCTTGTTAACGATAACGACAATGGGCGCGCCGTCGATTGTGCTGGGGCCTTCGTAAGCGATATAACCTAGAATTTTTGACATGATGGACCTTTCGATTAATTGAGTTTATGAACGGCCGGCTGCGCGCCGGCCGGGTTTGTTTAATAGTTCCAAGCCTTCGCGTTTTTCGCGGCCGCGTATTTCTTCGCGGCCACTTTGCTATAGAAATAACCGGTTTCAATCGGTCGGCCTTGCAGCGCCGGTGTGGCGGTGATGTACATCACAAATTTAAAACCGGAACCCTTGCGCGCGTTGAAAATGTGGGCAAATAACATGATGGAAACCTTTCGAATATTGGACTTGATGCCGGTGCAAAATCGCGCCGGTGATGTAATGTAAGACATTGCCTTGCACTTGTCAAGGATTATTTTATAGGGACAAACCCTAATGCGTTGTGGACAATGTGGGCGATTGTGTGGGTACGTGGTGGACAAGTGTGGGCATGCGTGAATCGACCGATTTTGAGAGGAAAAAAGCTATTTGTGGACAATGTGGGCAAGGTGTTTTGATGTTAACAATGAAAAAAATATATGTAATACTAAGTAGTTATACAGTATGTCATGAAACCCACGAATGCTCACACCCCCCCCATTTTGGCAGCGACTGAAAACACGTGTCCACATTGTCCACATTGTCCACAAATGCCCGCGCATGGTCATGGCCACATGGTCACATGGTCATGGCCAGCGAGCCACCGGGTCATGTGGACACTGCCCACATTGCCCCCCACCAAAGTACTACAATGTAAGGATTGTAAGGTTTGGGGCTGCATGGCCAAATGGCTTTTGGCGCGAGGCCTCCGGGTAGGGCCCGGGCCAAAGGGCCACGGAAGCGGAGGGGCCACAAACAAAATTTTTTATTGCCCACATTGCCCACATTGCCCACAAATTTTTAAATTTATTTTTTGGTATATTCGGCATATGTTTGAAAGCCTACCTTTTGCACCGCGCAAGGTTGAAGCGACTGAGGCGCGTTTGACCCGCATTTACGAAGCTGCCAAGCTGGGGCTAAAGGGCGACTCGTTGGCGCTGGCTTCTGGCCTGTTGCCTACTGAGTACCGGCAATTGGTGCAACTTGACCCCATTGCGGAAATGGCAGCGCTTAAAGGCAAGGCAGACGCTGAGATGGAGATGTCTCAGTGTTTGCACACCGCCGCGCGTCAAGGCGACGCCAAGGCGGCGTTGGCGATCCTGCAAAACGTCCACGGTTGGGTGGCCAAGCAATCTATCACTATTGATGTTGACCAGCGCATCTCCATTACCCAGGCGCTGCGCGACGCTGAGTCCAGGGTCATTGATGTCATCGCCCATGAGCCAAGTTCCAAACTAGAGTTACCCACGCATGCAGAGCACCAAGTACAGCGCTGAAGATGAGCAAGAACTTATGGCGCGGCTGTGGAGCCCGCAAATTAAGGACAATCCATTAGCGTTTGTGATGCTGACATTTCCATGGGGCGTCAAGGGTACGCCGCTGGAAAACTTCACTGGTCCGCGCAAATGGCAGCGCGAGGTGCTGCTGGACATCGCCGAGCACATCAAGCTGAACCAGGGCAAAGCTGACTTTGATGTGCTGCAAGAGGCCATCTCGTCTGGCCGGGGTATTGGCAAGTCGGCGTTGGTGTCTTGGATCACAATCTGGATGGTGTCCACGCGGATTGGCTCAACAACCATCATATCGGCCAACTCTGAGTCCCAGCTCCGCTCAATCACATGGGCCGAAATCACCAAATGGCTGGCCATGGCCATCAACTCACACTGGTTTGAAGTCTCGGCGACTCGCGTCATGCCGGCCAAGTGGCTGACTGAGCTGGTCGAGCGGGATTTGAAGAAAGGCACCCGGTACTGGGGCGTGGAAGGGCGCTTGTGGTCAGCGGAGAACCCCGACGCTTACGCTGGCGTGCACAACTTTGACGGTGTGCTGGTAATTTTTGACGAGGCGTCAGGTATTGAGGACTCGATCTGGGCGGTGACGGGCGGCTTTTTCACAGAAAACACGCCAAACCGGTTCTGGTTAGCGTTTTCCAACCCGCGACGCAACACCGGGTACTTTTACGAGGCGTTTAACAGCAAGCGGGCGTTTTGGCGCACCAGAATCGTGGACGCCAGGACGGTTGAAGGCACCGACAAAGCGGTTTACAACCGAATAATTGACGAATACGGGCCTGACTCAAGCCAAGCGCACGTTGAGGTCTACGGCATGTTCCCAAGTGCGGGCGATGACCAGTTTATTTCGTCCAACGTGGTAGACGACGCCATGGCCCGGCCCAAGTACAAGGACGCCAGCGCCCCGATCGTGATCGGCGTAGACCCGGCGCGGTTCGGAGCGGACGCTACGGTCATTGCGGTGCGCCAAGGGCGGGATATTGTCAAGATCATGCGGCACAGAGGCGACGACACCATGACGGTGGTGGGGTATGTGATCGAGGCGATTGAGGAATTTAAGCCGGCGCTGGTCGTGATCGACGAAGGCGGGCTGGGCGCGGGTATTGTGGACAGGTTGAAAGAGCAGCGGTACAAGATCAAGGGCATAAACTTTGGAAATAAAGCCAAAAACCCGATCATGTACGGTAATATGCGCGCGCAGATGTGGGGAGATATGCGAGAATGGCTGAAATCTGCTAGTATCCCTAACGACAGGTTTTTGAAGACGGACTTGATTTCGCCTATGATGAAGCCTGATTCACGGGGAACAATCTTCTTGGAAAGCAAAAAGGAAATGAAAGCTCGCGGTCTTGCCTCACCCGACGCTGCTGACGCCATTGCCGTCACGTTTGCTTTTCCCGTGGCGCATCGTGAGTATATTGAGCCCAAACGCCGCACGTCCAGCTATGGCAGCGCGGTGTCTACAGGATGGATGGGAGCGTAAAATGCCACTCGTTAAGTCAAAGTCACCCGAAGCATTCCGCAAAAACGTCAAGGCCGAGGTCAAGGCGGGCAAGCCCGTCAAGCAGGCCGTGGCAATTGCGTATGCAGTCAAACGTGCAGCACCGAAAGGAAAGAAATGAAGACCCTTGCCCCTATTGCTAAACTGAACAGCCGCGAGCCCAAAATGTCGGGCGCTGGTATGCCAGCACGCAACAAAGAAACTTATTCACCCACTGCCAATTGCCACGCCACGATTCCATCGGGCAACAATGTCAAGGCAACGGTGGACAAAGTCCTTAACAAGATCAAATAATGGCAGACTTCACAGGCATTGCGGCTGCTGGCGCAGTGGCCGAAGGCGGTAAACCCAAGAAGAGCGCGTCTGACATCTTGGCCACAGCCCGTGCCAGGCTGGACCTAGCGGTGTCCGCGCTCTCAGAGTCCCGCGAAGATGAGATCGACGATCTGCGCTTTTACGCAGGCTCGCCCGACAACCACTGGCAGTGGCCCGCCGATGTGCTGGCCACCCGTGGCGCGGTGCAGGGGCAAACGATCAACGCTCGGCCTTGTCTGACGATCAACAAGCTGCCCCAGCATGTGCGCCAAGTCACCAACGACCAGCGCCAGAACCGGCCCGGGGCCAAAGTCATCCCGGTGGATGACAACGCCGACGTGGAAGTGGCCGACATTTTCAACGGCATGATTCGGCACATTGAGTACATCAGCGACGCTGACGTGGCTTATGACACTGCCTGCGAAAACCAAGTTTCTTACGGCGAAGGTTACCTTCGCCTGCTAACCGAGTATTGCGACGACAACACGTTTGACCAAGACATCAAAATTGGTCGTGTGCGCAATTCCTTTTCGGTCTATATGGACCCAACCATTCAAGACCCGACCGGAGCGGACGCCAAGTGGTGCTTTGTCACGGAAGATGTGACCAAGGCCGAGTTTGAGCGGATGTACCCAGACGCTGCGCCCATTACAACTTTGCAATCTTTGGGTGTGGGCGATCAGTCGATCAGCAATTGGCTCAATGAAGACACGATCCGCATTGCGGATTACTACTACATTGACTACGACCGCGCAACACTGAACCTGTACCCTGGCAACGCCACGGCGTTTCAAGGTACGCCCGAGGACAAGCAATTGCGGGCCATCTACGGCAAGCCTAAAAAGTCACGCGAATCTGACCGTCCCAAGGTCAAATACTGCAAGATCAACGGGTACGAAATCCTTGAAGAACGCGAGTGGGCCGGCAAATGGATTCCCGTGATTCGCATCGTGGGCAACGAATTTGAGGTTGACGGTCGTTTGTACGTGTCGGGCTTGGTGCGCAACGCCAAGGACGCCCAACGCATGTACAACTACTGGGTGTCCCAAGAGGCTGAGATGCTGGCTTTGGCGCCCAAAGCCCCATTTATTGGCTACGGTGGCCAGTTTGAAGGCTACGAAGACAAATGGAAAACGGCCAACACGCAAAACTGGCCGTATTTGGAGATTAATCCAGACGTTACAGACGGCCAAGGGGCCGTTCTGCCACTACCCCAGCGGGCACAGCCTCCAATGGCCTCCAGCGGCCTATTGCAAGCCAAGGCAGGCGCTTCTGAAGACATCAAGAGCACCACAGGGCAATACAACGCCAGTTTGGGCATGGGCTCCAACGAACGCAGCGGCAAAGCCATTCTGGCCCGCCAGCGCGAAGGCGATGTGGGCACGTATCACTACGGCGACAACTTGGCCCGTGGCGTGCGCCATGTGGCCCGCCAACTGGTGGACTTGATCCCCAAGATTTACGACACTCAGCGCATAGCTCGCATCATTGGTGAAGATGGCGAAACCAAGATGGTCAAGATCAACCCTGACCAGCAGCAGCCGGTCAACAAGATCGTGGATCAGCAGGGCATTGTGATCGAGAAAATTTACAACCCCGGCGTCGGCAAGTACGACGTGGTGGCGATCACTGGCCCAGGCTACGCGACCAAACGTCAAGAGGCATTAGAGGCAATGGCACAACTGTTGCAAGGCAATCCTCAACTGTGGGCTGTGGCCGGTGACCTGTTCGTCAAGAACATGGATTGGCCGGGCGCTCAAGAGATGTCCAAGCGTTTTGCCAAGACGATTGATCCTAAATTCATGTCCGATGCGGATGAAAGCCCGGCATTGCAAGCGGCCCAGCAGCAAATGCAGGCCATGGGTGCTGAGATGGACCAGATGCACGAAATGATCAAAAACGTGGGCAAGTCCATTGAAGTGCAAGAGCAAGAGCGCAAAGATTTTGAGGCCCAAGTCAAGGCATACGAGGCCGAAACCAAGCGTATTGCGGCGGTTCAAGCTGGCATGTCACCAGAGCAAATTCAAGATATAGTCTTGGGGACGGTGCATGGCATGATCACTTCTGGCGATTTGGTCAACGAAATGCCTGGCCGAGAGCAAAATGAAATGATGCCTGAGATGGCGGAATATGCGCCTCAACAGATGATGCCACCACAAGGGATGCCACAATGAAAGCCTGTGATTTTGTCGGATTGTTGTTCTTAGCCCGAGATGTGACCCATTCGGTGCATTTGAACACCCGCAGCTATTCCAAGCATGTGGCCTTGAATGCTTTCTATGACGGCATCATTGATCACGCAGACGCATTTGCTGAAGCCTATCAAGGCCGTCATGGCCTGATGGGGCCAATCACTTTGCATTCGGCCAAGAAGACCAGCAACGTGATTGAATTTTTGCAAGACTCATTGGATGAGATCGAAAAAGAACGCTACAACGTGTGCGACAAATCCGACTCATCTTTGCAGCAGCTCATTGACAACATTGTTGAGTTGTATTTGACAACTTTGTACAAACTCCGCTTTTTGGCATAAGGACACACCATGGCTCTTTATTTCCACAACAACAACGCTGACGCTCAAGTCAAAGTTGGGGGTGGCAAGCTCAAAGGCATCTTTGTAAGCACCGCAGCGGGCTCGCCCACCTTAACCGTGTACGACACCGCTACGGCCAGCACTGGTGACCCTGTGATTCTTGCGGTATTCACGCCTGCGGCCAACACCATGTATCTATTGAGCGGCGATGATGGCGGCATTTATTTCAGCCGAGGGCTGTGGATTGACAAAGGCGGCACAACGGTCAACTGCACCATCTTTTACGAGTAACCGCCATGTCCCTATACGCACAACTCAACAACATTGCCCCGGACGCTGGTAGCTTCCAGGTCAAAATAGGCTTTGGCAAAATCCATGGCATTTTCATCAGCTCTGCTGCAAATGTGCCCAGAGTTACCATCTATGACTCGGCTACAGCAAGTACAGCCGATCCTGAGATCATTCACCAATTCACCCCCACAAACGCCACAGTTCGGTTGTTCAGCGGCGATATTGGCGGCATTGCGTTTAGCAAGGGTCTGTACGTTGCCGTCACTGGCGACATATCCATGACCGTCATCTACGAGTAAATTATGGCCAACGTAAAAATCTCCAACCTAACGGCAGCGTCTACGCCTCTTGCAGGCACGGAGGTTTTGCCGATTGTCCAAAGTGGTGCAACCGTCAAGGCCAGCATTGCCAACGTGCAAACTGCCACCTACTCTGGCGGCACAGCCAATGGTGTGGCCTATCTCAATGGCTCAAAGGTGCTAACCACGGGTAGTGCGGTCACATACAACGGAACTACATTTGCAACTACGGCAGACGCAACCATCAGCGGCCTTACAGTCGGCAAAGGCGCTGGTGCTGTAGCCACCAACACTGCGGTGGGTGCTAGTGCTTTGGCGGCTAATACAAGTGGTGCATCAGGAGTAGCCATTGGCAATTCTGCTCTTCTAAACAACACCACAGCCTCAAACAACACTGCTGTTGGTTATTTGGCTATATCCAACAACACCACAGGCACAAGCAATACAGGTTTTGGTTTTGCAGTAGCAGGGTCGGGTAGTGCTACTACAGGCGCAATTAACAATATTACAGCAATAGGGTATGCCGCCCTTGCAAAAACAACAGGTGATAACAATACCGCAGTTGGAAGATTAGCAAGTTACAACAATTCATCTGGTACAAACAATGTGTCGGTTGGTGATTCTGCTTTGTTTAACAACACCACAGGCTCACTCAGCACGGCTGTAGGTTATCAGGCGGGGTATTCAGGAACTTCAAACGCTTCTTATAACGTGTATCTTGGAAGCCGTTGCGGTTACTCAGCAACAGGTTCGCAAAACACCTTTATTGGTGATTATTCTGGAAACTTAATTACTTCTGGTGAGAAAAACACTATCCTCGGTAGATACTCAGGCAATCAAGGCGGCTTAGACATTCGCACAGCAAGCAACTACATCGTGCTGTCTGATGGGGATGGGAATCCACGCCAAGTAACAGACGGAAGCGGTAACTTTATTATTGGAGGCACAACAACAGGTTACACGAGTTCATTATCTTGTTATTACACCCCAACATCAGGTTAT